GGTCGTGATAACAAGGACATGCCGTTTATTGGTGGATTCCATTTAGGTGGGAAAAACCATACTGCGGCAGCAGGTTTTATTACACGCGATCAGGTTTTGGATGCGATTGATAATATTGCGAAGAAGCCTTCAATATTGCCATCACATGCTGGACAATCTTTTGAAACTAAAATCGGAGATATTGATGTTGGACCATTGCAGGAACCGCATGAATTGTGCGTAACTAGAAATTTAAATAGTGATGCGCGGTGTATTGTATATGGAGCACATAATAGACCTGGGGCTACACCAAAATCTGAAGTAGTAGTTTCCTCGATTTCACAGAAAGTTCAAGAGCATTTAGGCCTAGAACGTATGCACGATAAACCTTACATGATGAGAGATATAATGCACAAGGAAGTGGATATTGAGAATAAAACGCACACTGCTTACAGATTTGATGCTGCATTAGTTGACAAGGCTGTTGTGGATTTTAATGCGACTTTGACTTCTAAGCTGAAGAAGAAGTTACATAATTTGGGCAAGTTAGATGATGATGTCGTCCTTGCAGGTTTAGATGGGGCAATTGGCATTAACGCCATGAACTTCGCTACAGCCTGTGGGTTCCCATTATCGGGGCCTAAAACAACTCTCGTAAGTAAATCTGAGAGAATTGTAGAAGGAATTTCATGCCCTAGAGATATTGATCCTAAAGTTTTGGAGGAGGTTAAAAAGCTCGAAGAAACTTTATTGGATGGAAATCGAATCAACACTGTTTTCAAAGCTTCATTGAAAGATGAGCCTACCAAAATTGGTAAGAAGAAAGTTCGTGTATTTGCTGGATGCAATATTTATTTTATAATGTTGGTTAGGAAATATTTCCTATCGATTTCAGCTCTTATGCAACAGAATAAGGAGGTTTTTGAATGTGCCGTTGGTTTGAATGTAGAATCGCCTGAGTGGACCAAAATGATGAAACATGTATACAAACATGGAGTTGACAGAGTAGTTGCAGGTGATTATAAATCTTTTGATGGACGAATGTCCCCAAGATTTATGTTGGCGAGTTTTAAGATTCTAATTAATTTAGCAGAATTGAGTGGCAATTACGATGCTGATGATTTAACTATTATGCGTGGTATTGCCACTGAGATCTGTTCACCGACTTATGATTATTTTGGGACATTGGTACAGTTTTATGGGTCTAATCCTTCGGGACATCCATTGACTGTTGTCACCAATTCGTTAGTTAATAGTTTATATATGCGTTATGTGTATTATAAGATTGCACAGGAAGAAAGGTGGTGGAAAACGCCATTATTTTCTGACGTTGTTGCTTTGTTGACTTATGGTGATGATAACATTATGTCCGTCAAGAAAGGCTATGATGCCTATAATCATACCAATATTGCTCGTGTTTTAGCTGATTGTGATATTACATACACTATGGCTGATAAAGAGGCTGAATCTGTTCCATTTATTCATGGATCTGAGGCAGGTTTCTTAAAACACAATGCAGTTTGGGATGATGAATTACAATTGTATCGCGCAGTTATTGAAGAAAGTTCGATTGCTAAGATGCTTCATGCACATGGAAAATCACAAATTTCGGAAGAGCTTCATGCTGCTTGTACAATTAAGGATGCTCTTGATAAGTATGCGCATTTTGGACGTGAGAAATACACCGAAAGATGTGCACAACTTAAGCAAGTTGCAGACGAATGTAATCTCACAGGACTTGTAGGTTCGTTCCCCACTTATCAGGAACAAATCTTGAAGTATTGTGAGAAATACGAATGGGACGAAAACCCATACCCTCCCTCGAAAGAGGAATAGGGTAAATTTTCGTGATTGTAATATCGCGTTGGACACATGCGATTAAAACCAAAGAACCCAAGTGAGGTAGTTACGAACTTGCATATAGTATCTTCCAAACTAAATGTATGTTACGAAAACTCATTTGTCTTGAACCTCCCCCGTGAGGTACCACTATTTAGTGGGGTAGTTTGAAACTACGAACAAGAGAAGCTCTGATTCAGGTATATTGATGCATATACTTGTTTTAATGTGTAAATAGCATTACTAGTATTACACAATATCCAAATGCATTGGATTTAAGTATGCATAATGGGGAGATCCAGTCCCCTTATACACTGGAAACGGCGTTGGTGCGTATTCACCAACTAGAACATGATGTC